GCTGGGCTCGAGCGTATGGAACGCCCAGGCGGCGGCCGTGGGCGCGGGCGCGTGGAGTCTGACGGCGTGGGCGGTGTGCGCGGCGGCGGGCTAGAAACGCGAACGGCCCGCAACTAGGCGGGCCGTTCAAACCGCGAGCTAACCCCGGGCTAGCGGCGATCGGGCTCGATGCCGCAGGCGGTGAGAAACCGCTCGCGATCGAATCGCGGATTGTCGAGTTCCATCTCCAGCGCGAACGCCAGCGCGACGCTCGCGCGGTCGGCCTCGGGATCGGCGCCCTGCGGCGCATTGGCGAGGCATGCGGCGATCAATTCGTAATCCTTCCGACTCATGGCAAGGCCTCCAAAGCCTCTTGCCGTGGCGGGATTGCCACGCGCCGCGGCCGGACCCGGGCTAACCCCGGGCGGCCGCGGCGCCTAGCCGCACCCCTGGCTAGAACGTCAGTTGTCCGGTGATCTGATTCGGCGCGGGCGCGAACAACCGCACGGCCTCACCCTGAGGTGCGCGCTCGATGGCGCGGCAGGTCTCGCACACAACCGATATCCACGGTGCGTCGGGCCGTGGATCCAGGGCCATGATCTGATGGCATCGCGGGCAATGTTCGACGGGCATTAGCTTCTCCTCGCGTGATGCTGGGCATGGTGGAATCGGCAAAGCCAGCGCACGTTCAACGGCCTCGCGTAATCCTCGTGATGGGCCTCAATCGAGCCCACGCAATCCGGGCCGGCCATCTCGCACGGAGACGGCACTAGGCGCCCAGAGTCCATCTTCACCTTGACGCGACCATAGGCGCGCTTACGTGCCTTGACGGCAGGATCGTTCGCGTAGGCCTCGCGCTCGCGCTGGCGGATCTTTTCCCGATCGCGGCGCGCAACCCACGCGCGACGTTGCTCGGGACTCTTGCGCCGATACCAGGCGCGCATGTATTCGCGCTGCTTGCAGCGTTTGCAGGTTCCGCAGAGGCATTTGGGCTTAGGTGGCATGGGGCAGACTCTAAAAACGGAATCGGCTAGAACGGAAGGGGTTCGGCCACGGGCAAGAGCGCCTGCAACCTGTTTGAACGGCAACGCGCGCGCCGATCGGCGCGCATCTCATCCGCGGCCGCCTGTTCCATGCTGGCCAGGGTCCCGGCGCTATGGCGCGCCGCGGCCTCATTCCAGCCCAGCGAGCGGCGTTGCGAGGCCTCTTTATTGGCCGCGATCCGCTGCCACTCCCGGACGATCGGGAGATCCTCCAGGCCGAGCAGCAATGCGAGCTCGAGTTCGTCCGGGACCATCCGCACGCCGCAATCCGGGCACGGCAGCAGGCCGCGGCGTTCCAGCTGCGCCACGGCCTCATAGGTGTAGTGGCCGCAGTCGTGGCACGCGACCTTGTGCAGGCCGGCGCGCGTGAACGGGCGAGGCTTGCGGCTAGCGGCCATGGCGATTCTCCGGGCGCGCGCCGCGGGTGGCGGCAAAGCCACCCGCAACCAACGGCACGACCAGGCCGAGCATCGTGGCCAGGGCGATCACGACGTGGCCTCGTGGCGCGCGTCAAAGCGGACGTGGCACGCGGACTCGTTCTCGCACTCCCACCCGCGCGCGTCTTCCCACTCGCACCACAGGTGCTGGCTATGGCTATCGGTCCAGCCGCACCAGATACAGGTGACCGCGTGGCCATGCGCGGACGGCTGCCCAACGACAGGTGTACTCTCGGCGTGCATCTCAAGGCCTCCTAAGCCTCTTGGGATGTCGGGCCCGCCACGGTTGCAGCCGCGGCGGGCCCCTTGCGTAGTGCGCGCCTCCCGTAGCGAACGGGTGGCGATCCTCTCAGGCGCGCGAGATACGGCTAGGCGCCTATGCGAACAGGCCCACGCCGACGATGGCGGTGAACACGGCCACGGGCGCGAACACGATCACGAGGCCGAACAGGTAATCACGCATTGAACCCTCCGTTACTGCGGGTGGACTGGAACCATCACCAACCTACCATCGTTCAAACGGGCATGTCAAGTAATCCATGCCAACGGATGGCACAACAGGCAAGGGTGAGAGGGCGGCCGCGGCCAGGCGCACCACATCCCGCACGCGCGAGGCCGGCGCACGGCGAGAGCATGCCCGGCCAGAAGCTCCCCGGCCAGGCTCTCAAAGCCCCACGAACCAGAGCGCGCGATTACGCGCGAGACAACGCGCCGCGCCAAGACGCGAACACGCGCGCGAGACAAAGCCAAACCCGCCGTTCAAACGACAAGAGCCAGCACGCCAACCCGACCGTTCAAACGACAACGGCGCCAATCGCGCAGCAGCTCGGCCGAGCTCGCACAACCGGCGGCGCGAGGGCGCGCGGCTCGGCTCCAGATTATGCATTGAATACCGCTGCTCGCGCGGGGATGCTGTAGCGGGCGCAGGTGGCGTCATCCTCGGCGTCATATGCGCGTATCTGGCTCTGCAGCGTGCAATGCGGCGGATGGGGCATCCGCCGCGGCCTCGAGCCCCCACCCCCGGGGGTGACCGTTCAAACGGGAAAATCGGGGGCCGGCCACCCCATCCCGGGGGCCCCACGCGCGCGCGCTGAATCAGTCTCCCTCCCGCTCGCACCCTCCGTTTTGGGCCGTTGAATACGTTTGGGCGGCCGAATACGCTTCGGGTTGGTTCCGATCCTCGAGGTGAATACATGCCTGTTCGGCCTGCTGTGGCGGTTCGTTTGCGTGAGGAGGTGATTGCCGGTATCGATGCGCTGGCGAAGGCGAACGGTACGTCTCGTCAGGTGGTGATGGAGGCGTTCATCGAGGCCGGGCTTGTTCGCCCCGTGTTGCCTGCTCGCCCGGTGGTGCCCAAGCCCGTTGTGCCTGATCGTGATGAGGAGCGCGAGGCTTATGAGCGCGTGCAGGGCTATCACTTGGCCCGCCAGGCCAAGCTCAACGAGGCCAAGGCGAGGGCGGCGCGATGATCGACGGTCCGGGTGTGGGGGATTGCCCTAAGCGCCCCGAGGGGCTGGGGCATGTGTGGGCCGGGGCGATGGCTACGGGAGATCGGGAGAATCCGTGTCATTACTGCGGCGCATCGGGCCGCGACTATTTCGCGCAGGCCACCGGCGAGCGGGCGAAGCTGTTTCGCCACCTCACCCAGCCCGACAGCGTGAAGGCGTGGAAGGGTCATGCGGGCGGGTGAGCCGCGGGTCGTGGTTCGTCTCGGCGGCGCCGACAGGGAGCGCCTGGATCGTTGCGCCCGCGTGGCCGGGGTGCCTCTGGGCAGCCTGATGCGCGAGGTCAGTTTGCTCTATGGGCCGGATTGGGTGGCCGGCCGGGCGGCGGATGAGTTCGCGGGCCGGCCGGTGGAGCGCTTGCGGGCGCGTAACGCCGGGTCGCCGTGACTACGCATACGGCGCTGGAGGTGCCGGGGATGGGCCTGGTCGTTCTCGGGCAGCCGGCGAGCGTGTGGCTGCTGCTCGAGCATGCCCGCGAGTTGGATGAGCCGGTGACGCTGCTCAGCGATGCGGGCCTGATCCGCGTCGACTCCGAGGTGGACTGGCGCTTGACGGCGATCGAGCGCTAGCGGGCGTAGCCGAAGGCGCTGAGTATCAGGACGATCAGCGCGATCACGATCAGCAGGGTGAGCAGGCTCATGGATTAGCCCTACCCGTCCGATGCTCGCGTCACCCTTGCCGGCAGGTTCCAGTCCCCGGGAGGGTCCCATGCTTGCCCTGGCCGTCAGCGCCCTGTTGCTCTCACCTGCCGCCGTTGACGGTTGTCATTCCTCGCGGCCGCATGGCTGTGAGATCCGTCACGCCAGGATCCAATGCGACCACGGGTCTACGCGCGCGTGTATCAGACGGGCCGCGCTTCACCGAAAGGTGAGTGAATCGTGGCTGCGCTCGGTGGCGTGGTGTGAGTCGCGGTTTGATCCTTACGCCACCAACGGCATCTACGCGGGGCTGTTCCAGTTCGGGCCCACGCTGTGGAACGCGCTCAGATACCGCCGCTATTCGCGGTTCAGCGCCAAGTGGTCGAGCCTGGCCGCGGCGTACGCGTTCTCGCGGGGGCTGTCCTATCAGTGGTCGTGCGCTTGAGGGGCGGGCCGGTGCTGGGCTGGGCGCTGCTCGCCGGCGCGCTGGCGCTGGTGTTGGCGGCGATGGTGTTCGCGCTCGTCCGCTAGCGGCGCAATCATCCCTGCTGGTTTCAGTCCACCCAGCAGGAGGCTTGTCCGCCATGGCGACCAAGAAGGATCAGGATGACGGCAACGGCGAGAAGGCCGGTAGGAGCGAGAAGGGCTCGGAGACCAAGGGCCTGACCCTTCGCGGCCGTTTCACCCCGGGCTCGGAGGTCCGGCTGACCAGGGCGTCGGGCCCGGAGCAGCAGCGGCCCGGCCCGGCGGACGAGGTGGTCGACACCCAGACGGTGTCCGGCGAGGGGGAGCTGACGTTCTCCGGCACCGAGCCGGGCGAGCGTTACTTCGCGTCCGGGTACGTGGACGGGCAGCCGGTCGACGTCCGGTTGACGGGGCGCGAGGACCCGGAGGACTCGTTCTTGGCCGGCTATGAGCCGCAGCCGCGCGAGCGCCAGAAGCTGGCCGACGGGTCCTGGGCGGACGAGCCGGTCAAGCGCGAGAAGCATGACGAGCAGCAGATCGAGGGGCAGACGTGGCTGGCGCAGGACCAGGTCGGCGATGACGTGCCGCAGCGCTCGGCGACGCTGCGCGGCGCGGCGACCCCGATCTCGGCGCAGGAGCGCGAGCGCGCGACCCGGCAGTGGCGCAAGCAGGAGCCGACCGACCCGATCCTCGAGCCGCCGGCCACCGTGCAGCCGCAGGAGGAGGCCGAGGGCGACCCGGCGCGCACCGCCGAGCCCAAGGACCACAAGCCGGCCAAGGGCGACTAGCCGCCCGCCGCGATGGCGTCGTTCACCATCGGCTCGGTGCCGTGGCCGGTCGGCCAGAACGTGTCGGTCTACCCGGCGCGCCAGTGGCCGGACCCCAACTCCAAGCCGAACGGGCAGCCGGCGGCCACGGCCACGGTCGGGCCTCAGAGCCAGTTGTCGTTCGACAACTTGGCCGACGGGGAGCGATACGTGGCGTACGCGCTGGGGCGGGGGGTGCGCTTTGTCACCTATCCCAGCCAGCGGTTCACGCGCCCGGCGCTGACTGACCGTGAGCGCATCAAGGCGCTGGAGGACGAGATCGGCACCGACGGCGTCCCGGGCGGCCACGGGTTGTCGGTGGTCGACGTGCTGCCGGCCACCGGCTCAAACGGCGACGAGGTGTTCCTGCGCCCCGACCAGAGCGAATACGTCTATGTGGACGGCGTGTGGGTCAAGGTCAGCCCCGGCCCGCCGGGGGCGCCGGGGGCGGTGACGGTGTTCGAGCAGCCCGCCGACCCGGGCGCGCAGGCGCAGGGCTCGGTGTGGATCGACACCGACGAGTCGCCGCGCGTGGCCGTGCCGCAGGACCATGCGGTCCGGGTGCGTACCGCCACGGGCTGGCAGGACATCGCGCTGGTCAGCACCCCGGGGAGCATCGGGCCGCAGGGGCCGCAGGGGCCGGCGGGACCGACCGGCGCGACCGGACCGGCGGGCGCGACCGGGGCGCAGGGGCCGAAGGGCGATACCGGCGCGACCGGACCGCAGGGCATCCCTGGCCCGACGGGGCCGACGGTCAGCGCGCTCGTCTCCGACGTCGGTCAGGTCGGGCAGGTCCGCGCCGGACGGCAACTCGCGCTCTCGGACTTCACCAACCTCGGGTTGAGCGCGCCGCGCGGCCTGTGGAACCTGTCCGACCTCACGGACGCGAGCGGGAACGGCCGCAACCTGGCGAACAAGGGCGGCGTGACGTTCGCGCCCGGCATCAACGGGGCCGCGAGCACGGCGGCGCAGTTCACCGGCTCGACGTCGCAGGCGCTGTATGTCGCAGACACGGGCGCTGGTGATCCGTTCCGGATCTCGACGGGGTCGTGGGGGTGCTGGTTTCGCACGGCCAAGCGGGGGACGGTACAGACGCTGGTGACCAAGCTGGGAGCGGCGGGACAGTACGGCTACGCCCTGGCGATCAACGTCAACAACGTATTCAACGGCTGGGTCAGCCTGGACGGCTCAGCCCTGACGCAGGCGTACGGCGTCTCCGACGTGGCGGATGATCGCTGGCATCAGGTGGTGGTGACGTTCGACGGCACGGCGCTGCGCGGCTACGTGGACGGCGTGATGGAGGCGGTCGTGTCCACTGCCGGGACGGCGTTTGCCAGTAGCGGCCCGCTGAACATCGGGGCGCAGCAGGCGGACGGCTCGACGGCAGCGGGCAGCCCGTGGTTCGGTCGCGTCGATGAGGCGTTCGTCAGCGCCGACATCCTCACCGAAGACCAAATCCGCACCCTCTACGCCGCCCGCATCCCCCACACCCTGGGAGCGCAACCCAAGACGGTGAGCCTGAACGTCCGCCGCCAACGCCGCGGCGCCCCGCTCGCCACCACGGACTTCACCACGACACCGCTCAGGTTGCACAACTTCACGGCCGGGGCGTTGACGGATCAGGGGTCCAACGGCACGGCGCTGACGAACAACGGCTCGGCTGTCGCGGTGGCGGGGGCGGACGGGACGCTCGGCGGCGGGTTCAGTTTCGCGGGGGCGCAGTCGCTGTCAGCGACGGATGCGGGGTTGCCGTCCGGGACCAACGCCCGCTCCTACGGCTGCTGGTTCAAGACGACGCGCACAGACGCGACCACGCAGTCTGTCGTGGCCTATGGGGCGTCGGGGCAGGGCGTGAGCACGCACACCCAGAACGGCGCACTGAACAACTCTTGCGCGGGGGACGCCATAGTCGGGCCGTTCGTGGCGGACGGCCAGTGGCACCAGTTCGTAGTCATCGAGGACAACGCGGCGGGCGACGGCGTACGGCGCAAGCTCTACCTGGACGGGCGCCTGGTGGCGGGCGCGATGGTGCTCAACGCGGTGTCGCTGGGCGGCGCCAACCGTTTTCGCGTCGGCGCTGCGGCCGACGGCACCTTGCCCTTCACTGGCCAGATCGACGGTGCGTTCGTTACGGGCTACGCGATGCAGGCGGATGAGGTCGCGCGCCTCTACAACCGCGCGGGGCAAACCATGAGCGCGAGCCCCAAAAACGCGGGCGACCACGTGGAGGCCGTGGACTCAGGGAGTGTGCTGTTCATCGGGGACACACTCGACGCCACGAGCTACGTTGACCTGACCGTGAGCTAGGGGGCCGGGATGAGAACGCCACCACCACAACGAATCGTCACCGGCCAGATCGGCTCCACCGGCACCGTGGCACGCGGCACCGACTTCACCGTCACCCGACTCGCCGCCGGACAGTATGTCGTCCGGCCCTTCCCCACCCCGAAGGCGCTGCTCGGCGTGACTGCCAACAGCGCCAGCGGGCAGAACTTTGTCGCCGTACAGGCGGCGGGTAGTCCGGGGGCCGTGACGCTTCAGAATCTCAACTACTCGGGCGCGGGCGCGGACGCCAACATCGACTTCACCGCGATCTTCCTGCCATGAGAAAGGACCGCTCCGATGGCTGACTCCTACCTGTCGATCAGCGAGATCGCCAGCGACAAGTGGATGTTCGAGCGCATGATGGCGGCCACCACGCAACAGTCGTATCTGCGGACCATCGCCGTCGATGACGTGTACACGTGGGTCACGCTCAACCGCTACGTCTGGGCTTCCAGCCCCGGCTGGGGCGCCGCGTGGGACTCCGCGCTCGCCGGACACCCCGACGATGACACCTACGAGCCCGGCAAGGACCCCGCCGTCATCACGGACGGCCAAATTTTGGCGGCAGTTCAGGTTTTGGCGGGGGTGCCGGTAACGCCGTGAGCCCCGGTGGATTGATGCGGGCACGCGCTTAGCGTCGGGCGATGCCGGCCGAGCGGGAGATCGAGGAACTACGCCGCCGGCTGGCCTATGACACGCCGTTCTTCGCCCGCCACTGCCTGTGGATCGTCAACAAGGAACGCAAACTGCAGCGACTGGACCCGCTGCCGTGGCAGGCCCGCACCCCGGAGACGCCGGCGCACATGACGCCGCTGGACGAGGCGCTGGAGCGTCAGCGCGCCGCCGGGCGCCCGATGCGACTGATCGTCTGCAAGGCCCGCAAGCTCGGCACCTCGACCTGGATTCAGGCCAAGGCCTTGCAGCGCGTCACGCAACTGCCGTTCCAGTCCGCGTTGACGGTCTGCCATCGCGCGGACGCGACGGTTGATCTGGCGGACATGGCCGCACTGATGTATGACCGGCTGCCGACCGACCATATGCTCGCCGAACTGATCTACGGGGAAGGAACCAGCAACGCGGCGCCGTTCAATGTCCGCCCCGCCGTGATCGCCGCCGGCACCAGCCGCAACGGGATCCGGTTCATGGAGCTCGGGTCAAAGCACCGCAAGTCGGAGAAGTCGGTCTACCGGACGATGACCGCCGGCGCGAAGGGCGGCGGCCGCGCCGCGACCCCGTCGATCGTGCACGCGTCGGAGTACGCGCACTACGAAGACCCGGACTACGGCGTCGGGTTGTTCAACGCGCTGCCGCTCGAGCCCGAGACGATCGGGGTGATCGAGTCCACGGCCAACGGGTTCAACCACTTTCACAAGCTGTGGGAGATGGCGGTCCGCGGCGCGGAGGACCCGGACACCGGCGCGGTGTGGGAGCCGGTGTTCTACGGGTGGCAGGACAATCCGCGCAACTCGCTGCCGTTCATCTCCGAGCACGCACGCGAGCGGTTCGAGCGCACGCTGGGCGACGAGGACGGCGGCGGGGATCCGGAGGAGACGGAACTGGTCGAGTCCTACGGCGTGACGCTGGAGCAGCTCAACTGGCGTCGGGCGATCATCAACGGCCCGGAGGCCGGCGGGTCGGTCGAATGGTTCCATCAAGAACATCCCTGCACCCCAGATCAGTCATTCATTGGGTCAGGACGCCCCGTATTTCCCGGGATTCTCGTGGCCCGGGCGATTCGTGAGGCGGCGGCGGCCAGCGCGCCAGTGGAGGGCGTGCTGCGCGGATTGGACTGGCATGAACGCAAGACGCGCGCGGGGACGGTGGACGTGCCCGGCATTGCGATGTGGGTGCCGGCGGATCAGATCGAGCCGGTCGACCTGGACCGGTGGGGCGCGACGCACCGGCTGCGGGTGTGGGCGCACCCGGTCAACGAGCACACGCAGGCCGGGCTGGCGGCCGACCAGCGCCGCCCCGATGGGCAGTACGTGGTGTTCGCCGACGTGGCGCAGGGTTCGGGCGGCACCGGCGACGGCGACTATTCGGCGATCCAGGTGCTCGACCATCTCACCCGCCGGCAGGTCTGCTCGTACCGGTCGCGGGTGCCGATCCACGACTTGCCGCTGCTGTTCTACCTGACCGCGTTGTATTACAACGAGGCGTGGCTGGCGGTCGAGGTCACGGGCCTGGGTATCGGGGTGCTGGACGCGTTGGCGAAGGACTACCGCTACCGGCTGCTCTATCGCCGGCACCGCGCCGGCGATGACGAGCGCGCCGACGCCCGCGAGCGGCTGCTGGGCTGGAGCACGGATCTACGGACCAAGCCGTTGATGGAGCAGACGTTCGGGCAGGCGCTACGGGAGGGGACGCACGGGCTGCGGTGCGTGCAGACCGCGCGGGAGGCCAACACATACGTCATCGACCCCAAGAACCCGGCCAAGCACGGCGCGCAGGCCGGCGCGTACGACGATCTGCTCATGAGCTACATGGGCTGCCACCGGGTGGCGGCCGAGCTGGCGCCGCGCGACACCAAGCGCCGCCGGGAGCGCTGGCGGGCCACCGACGACGTCTCGGGGTACTGATGCTCTACGTGATCCTGGACCGCGAGCCGATCGGGCATTGCACGATCTGCGAGGTCCCGTTCTACTCCAACCGGGACACGGTCGCGCACTTGCGCGGCAGCGAGCATCGTTTGAACATGGCGGCGGAGATGGCCGCCCGCCGGCAACGCAACCAGCGGCTCGCCGTGTTCTATGACCCGGAGTGGGGCGATCCGGAGATCGAGGCGCACATGAAACGGGTCGGGCGCCGGATGCGCGCGGAGCGCCGGTGGGAGGTCAAGCCGTCCGAGCGCGCGGGCTTCTAGTCCGCCCCGCGGTTTACGCTCTGCCGCGGGTTTCCATTCCAGAGCGAGGCAGCGCATGCAGCGAAGGTGGCAGGTCCAGCCCGATCCGACCGGGATCATGAGCCGCGAGGCGCTGATCGAGGCGCTGGTCGACGGCGCGGCGATCCTGGACATCGCTGGCGGGACGCTCTCGGTGGTGGTGGGGCGCGCGCCGACCAACCTGCCGGGCGAGATGGTGATGACCGGCGCGGTGCTGGAGTGGCGCGACCGGACTGACGCCAAGCCGCAGCCGGAAGCCCCGGCGCCGATCCCCGGGCAGACCGCGCTGGACGAGCAGCTCGAGCCCGCGCCCGAACCGGAGCCGGAGGTCGTGCAGAACGGAGCCGCCGAACCGGACGGATTCGACTACGGCAAGCTGGAGGCCGAGGACGCCGAGGAGCCGACGCCGGCGCGATGACCGCCGCCGCCCCGAGCCAGTTCACCGCGGAGGCCGACAAGCCGCTGTATGACCGCGTGATCGGGTCCGGCGAGGGTTTCGAGCGCGGGATCGGACGCGAATTCCGAGAAAACTGTAATAAGCGCTACCAGCAATATAGGTCGTTCAGCCGCTGGCGCAGCGCGTGGCTTCAAGCCAGTCCCCCGGATCGGGACACCGGGCTCGGGGAGGCCAAGGACTCCTGGGGCGCCCAGCTCCACATCCCGCTCAGCTTTCGCACCATCGAGACATTGGTCCCGGCGGCGATCGCGCAGCGGCCGCGGATGCTGATCCTGCCGCGCTGGCAGCAATGGGCGGAGAACGCGCCCAACGTCCGGGTGCTGATCGACGTCCAGCAGGACCAGATCGACATCGACCTGCCCTACCAGGCGCAGATGCGGGCCGGGCGGATCTACGGGCTCGGGGTCGGCAAGGTGCTCTGGCGCGAGGAATGGGCGACGCGCCGCGGCGTACAGCGCCACCCGTTCGCCGGCAAGCTGTCCGGGTTCGGCCGAGACGTCCGCTTTGAGCCGCGCTACCGGCCCGGCGATCTGCAGCGCGTGAAGGTGTTCGACGACCCCGATTACGAGGACGTCGACCCGTTCGACTTCATGTGGGACCCGTACGGGTACGACCTGCGCTCCTGCGGCTGGATCATCCACCGCACATGGCGGTCGCTGGCCTACTGCCTGGGGATGATGCGCTCCGGCGCGTGGAACACCGCCAGCGTGCAGGCCCTGCTGGCCGACGGGCGCGAAGAGGAGCAGGTCCGCTCGCTCGGGTCACGCAACCGCTACGACGAGGTGTGGGCGGACCGGATGCTCGCCTCCGGGTTCACGTCCTCGAACCTGACCACGGGCGGCGAGATCCACGAGGTCTGGGAATGGCATGACGGCGAGCGGGTGAACACGGTCCTTGACCGCTCACTGCCGGTGGTCGACGGCGAGAACCCGTGCATGGGGCACAAGCCGTTCACCATCTACCGGCCCACCCCGCTGCAGCATCAGATGGTCGGGATCGGCGACCTCGAGCCGCTCGAGCATCTCCAGCGCGAACTGGACACGCTGCGCTCCCAGCGCCGCGACGCCGCCACGATCGCCTTGGCCGCCGGCTGGGCGTATGACTCGGCGGCGATCGATGAGGAGGATCTGGTGTTCCGGCCCAATTTGGCGATCGAGGTCCGCAACGCCCGGCCGGGTGACGCGCTGATCCCGCTGCCGCGCCCGGAGGTGCCGGCGATCGGGTACCGCGAGGAGGAGGTGATCAAGTCCGACATGGACGCGATCCCGGGGATCAACGAGGCGCTGAACCCGAGCAACGGGCCGGCCGCGTCCACCGCCACCGAGGCGTTCCTCGTCCAGGCCAGTCTCAGCCGCCGCGTCGAGCTCTCCAGCCGGCGGTTCGAGATCGAGGTGGTCCGCCAGTCCGCCCGTCAGTTCCTGTATCTCGACCAGCGGATGATCCTGGAGAACCGGGAGCTGCTCTTGCCCGAGGAGGGGATGACGGTCGAGCAGGCCGCCGAGGCGGGTGCGTGGCGCAAGTACGACATCGGCCCGGCCGGGCTGATGGGCGAGTTCGAGTTCATGCCCGAGGGCGGCTCGATGGCGGCGCGCAACGTCCCGCAGGACCGCCAGGACGCGCAGGCGTTCTTCGCCCTGGCCGCCCAGAACCCGCACGTTGACGGGCGCCGCGCCACTCTGCGCGCCTTGGAACTGATGGGCGTCGATGATCCGGCCGGCTGGCTCAAGCAGCAGGACCAGCCGATCCCGCCGGTCACGCTGGAACTCTTGCAGCGCATGGGCGTCGACCCGCGGCTGATCCAGCGCGCGGTGCAGCAGGCGCAGGCACAGGACCCGCGCTACGCCGCCGAGCAGGGCCCCAACCAGCAGCAGGTCGAGCAGGCGATGGCCCCGCAACCCCAAGAGGCGCCGCAACCGGAGATGAACGGGACGTACGCGTGAAGGTCATTAACGGCCCGGTGACCAACTATCTCGGCTGGATGCCGAATGGAACCGCGCTCTGCGAGTGCGTTCACGGCAAGTTCTGGCCGGAGGGCGACTACTACGAGCCGAAGGGCAGCGCATGCGCGGAGTGCTCGCAGGCATCGCTGCGAGTGATTCTGGAGCGGGAGAAGCCGTGACCGCGCCCATCCAGAACGGACAGCCGCCGCAGGGGCCGGCAGGCCCGCCGCTCCCCGACGGCACCGCTCAAATCGATCCGCGGCTTGTCACCAACGCGCTGCTCAACGCCGTCCAGCAATGCGCGGTCGGTGCTTCCACCGCCTCGGGGCAGGACGCCAAGGACTTCATGGCCGCCGCTTTGAACGGCGCGCAGGCGATCGTCATCCTCGACCCGACGCTGGCGCAGGGCGGCACGCCGTTGCAGCACGACGTGATGCTCGAGGCGCAGCGCGGGCAGACGCAGGAGAACGTGGCCCGCATCCAGGGCGAGACGCAGGTCGCGGTCGCGCAGACCAGCGGCATGCATGCGCTCGAGCAGGCCCGGGAACGCGCCGCGGCGCCCACGCCCGCGCGCCGTAAGATGGCCAGCCCGTGAAGACCACCCGGCTCACGTAACCGTACACATGACCCTTCTGCCGCTGAAGCCCCTACCGCCGCTGGATCTCCCGGAAGGCCCTTACGTCTTGAGCGACGCCGATGCGTTCGGGCTCTGGTTCTCCGGTTTCTTCGATGGCGAAGGGACTCTCGGCATCTTCCCGCCCTACCGCGTCGGAAGAGGCAATGGCTATCGCTGCTCTGCCAAAATCAGCCTCCGCGCAGACGACCAACCGATTCTCGACGAGATACACGCGCGGCTTGGAATCGGCAGGATCTATGCAGACCGGAAGGGTTGGGCGAGCGCCGCATCCAAGACGACCAACCCTTGCATCTCTTGGGCCGTCGATGGCCGCGAGCCATGCCTGAGACTCATGGAGTTCTTCGAGCGCTATCCGCTCAGGGCGAAGAAGGCGCGAGACTTCGCCATATGGGCGGAGGGCGTCCGCGAATGGACGTCGGTTCCCGTTAGCACCAAACCCCGAGACTGGACGCGGATGGCTGAACTCTGCGAGGGGTTGCGAGCTGCTCGCGTTTTCAAGATGGCCGCATGAGAGCGACGAGACTCGTTCAGCCCTACCGTCGCGGCACCCGCAACCCGAGCCCGGCGCTGACGGCGATGACCCGCGGCCGCACGTTCGCCGGCACCAACCCGCAGGACCTGCGGCGCGCCGCGCAACGGCTGATTCGCGCCGGACAAGGCACCAAGCGCAGCCCGTACCGGCCCGCTCGGCCAACCCGCCCGGGACGCCCGTCTCGCTAAACGCCTGCTGTGGCCGTACTATCCGGCCCTAGTGGGTTCCGATCCGAGGTACGCCAACCTGGCGCGACGTGCCTTTCCTGCGCTGGATGAGTTGTTCAGCGCGGGCGAGCACGTCCGGTCACTACGGGCGCATCCGGGCTGGGCCCTGCTCAGCCGCGTCATCGAGGAGGAGATCGCCGAGGTCGACTTCAAGCTCGACGAGCGGCTACTCCCCACCCGCAGCGAGTACGCGAGCCTGCACGGCAGGCGCGCCGGACTGCGGGCGTTCTGGCAGGCGGCCGACGCGATCGTCGCGGTGGCCGAGCAGAAACGCCGGGAACAGCAGGCCCGGCATGAGGGCGCCGCCGAGCCGGCGCTAGGAGCAGCGGCATGAGCGCACCAGGTCAGGCAGGCGGCGACGCAGGCGGCGACGGTCAGGCGCAGGGCGGCGAAGCCCAAGGCCCCGACCTCTCCGGGATGGTCGACCAGATCGGCCAGATCGCCGCCGGGCAGGAGGAGATGCGCCAGTTCCTGGCGTCCAATCCGTGGCAGCAGCAAGAGCAGGCCGCCGATCCGCAGGACGACGGGACGCTTGACCTGTCGTGGCTTGACCCGCAGAACACCGCGTACGAGGACCCGAACGTCGTCGCGCAGCGTTTGAACGACCAGATCAACGGCGCGGTCGATCAGCGCGCGCAGGCGCTGATCGCGCCGATGGCCGAGCAGATGGCCGAGATGCGCCGCGACCAGGAAGCGCGCGACCTGGCCGCCGAGTTCCCCGAACTCGCGCAACACGACATCGCGCAGCATCTGGCCGGCCCGGGTGGGCTGGCCGAGCAGATGGCCCAGCAGCTCAACCAGCCGGGCCTGGCCGCCGAACCGAAGTTCTGGCGGATGGTGTACATGGCGTCAAAGGCGGCGGAGGCCGCCAACGTGAACGGGTCCGAGAGCCCGGGAGCAGCACCGTTGGAATCAGGCGGCGGGCCGGGCCCGGCCGCGCAGACCAACGAGGACATCGTCAAGGGCATCATGGAGGCCGGCGGCCAGGGCTCGAAGGTCCTGGATTTCCGCACGTAGCCGCGCCCCGAGGCGAGTCCGCCCGCACAACCCGGACACCCGGCATAGCTACCAACCCGTAAAGGGGGTGAGTCATGGCGACCGTCACCGGCGCGATGACGACCACCAACGTCCTCTCCGATCAGCTCGCGATCGATCTGGGCGATCAGATCGCGCTGCTCGAGCCCGATGTCAACCCGCTCACGCTGCTCACTCGCGCGGCCGACAAGCGCCGCACCGTGGCCACCACGTACAGCCACGTCGAGGATGCCCGCAAGGCCCGCTTTGACGCCACCGGCGCCAGCGCCACCACCACCGCCACCAGCGTGACGGTGGTCAACGGCCCGTACTTCGCGCAATGGGATCTGGTGCAGAACACCCGCACCGGCGAGGTCTTCCGCGTGGACTCGGTCGCCACCAACGTGCTGACCGTGACCCGCAACATCGCGCCGTCGGGCGTCGGCACCGGCGTGGCCATGAACTCGGGCGACGAGCTGATGATCATCGGCACCGCGCAGCCCGAGAACGACACGTCCAAGCCGGCGCGCTCCGACGTGCCGGTCAAGGTCAGCAACAACACCCAGATCTTCCGCACCCCGTTCGAGGCCTCCGACACCCTCAGGGCCAGCGGCTTCCAGGTCCAGCCGACCGAATGGAACCGCCAGGCCAAGATGAAGGGGATCGAGCACTCGATCGACATCGAGTCCGCGTTCATCTGGGGCAAGCGCTCCACCACCACGCCCGGCTCGACCGCCGATCGCACCACCGCCGGCGTGCTGGCGCACACCACCACCAATCAGACCGACGCCGGCGGCGACCTCTCCGAAGCCGAGTTCAACGCGTTCATGGCCACCGCGTTCCGCTACGGCTCCGCCCGCAAGCTGTTCCTCGCCTCCGCGACCGTCGTCTCCGCGCTCACCAAGTTCCCGGCCTCCAAGCAGCAGACCACCAACAACGAGACCACCTACGGCATGAACGTGAGCACCTACACGGGGCCGTTCGGGACGCTGCGGATGGTCTACCACCGGCTGCTGCAGGGCACCAAGTACGGCGGCTACGGGATCCTGGTCGACATGGACAACGTCGCCTACCGCTACCTCGCCAACGACGAGATGAGCCGCGACACCAAGATCCTCACCAACCGGCAGCCCAACGATCAGGACGGCCGTAAGGACGAGTTGCTTTCCGAGTGCGGCTGCCAGGTCAAAATTCAGCAGACGCACGCTGTTCTGACTGGCGTTACGAGCTGAGCGCCGGGATAACAATGACCGCAGTAGCAGCCCCGCCCGGCGACACGATCGTCAGCCAGCCGGCGCGACTGAAGACCTACGCCGCGCGCCGCTCAGAGCTCATCTTGGTGATGAAGCCGGAGTATCCGGTCCGCGGCCCGTCCGGCGAGCAGGTCGATCTGACGCCCGGGATCCGGGTCGCGTTCAGCGCCGGCCTGTTGCGCGTCCCGCTCAAGGGGAAGGTCACCACGCAGCAGGGCCGTGAGATCCCGGCCGCCGAAGTACTGGAGTTCCTGGACTCCCACCGGCTCAACGGCGACCGGCATGAGGGGTTCTTCGAGGTGCCGCAGGCCGCGCCGCCCGTCTCGGAGGATGAGATGAGCCAGATCATGCTCTCGGTGGCGATGGGCGACACCGAGCGGCTGGAGGCGGTGCTCGAGGCCGAACGCTCGGGCTGGAACCGGCCGGAGATCATCAAGGGCGTCGAGCAGGGCCTGTCAACGCTGCGCACGATGGCCGAGCAGTTCGAGGCCCAGCAGAAGGTTGACGCCAAGCGGCAGGCGCGCGCGAAGGGCTAGCCGGTGGGCACGGTCAGCGATCTGGTGGCAGAGATCCAGGCGTCCGGGTTCGATGTCACGCCGCAGGACGCGTTGCGGTTGCTGGATCGCCGGCACAAGTTGATGCTGGCCCGTAGCCGGTGGGTGCGCCGCCCGCTGGACTTGTTGACCGAGGGGGCGGGGTCCAACGGGGCCACGGCGATGATCGCGTTGCCGGCCGTCATCGTGGAGGTGCTCTCGCTGACCGTGTATGGGGACAACGCCAATGACGCGCTGGCGCTGTATCACCGGACGCGGTTTGAGGATTTCCCGGCGATGATCGACGGGACGCTGCTGCTGGGTGGCCGCGGCGGCGTGTTCGTGGAGATCCCGGTCGGCACCGAGACCGACTCGCCGGGCTCGGAGACGATGAAGCTAGCCATCTACCCGGGCGTGGCGGACGGTACGAGCGTGCTGGCCGACTGCGTGCTGGAGCCGCAGACGCTGACCACCGACGAGGCCGACGGAGCGGGGGTATGGGTGCCGGCGGACATCCAGGACGCATTGCTGGCGGGCGTGTATTCGAGTCTGCTCAACCGCCCGAACGAGGCGCGCCCGGATCTGGCGCAGGCGCAGGAGTCGATCTTCGGCGCCGGGTGCGAGGAACTGCGGGATCGGGCGCGGCGGCGTTACCGGACCAAGGGGCCGCGGCAGATCCGGGTCGGCGGCGTGGACGCCTAGATGCCGGGGCTGGCCAAGATCGCCCAGACGGACTTCTCGGGCGGGGAGTGGCCGAACACCAATCCGGAGCGGATCCCGCCCAACGGCGCATATTCGATCACCAATGCGCTGGTGGACGACGTCGGCGGGCTGGTCCGTCGCGGCGGGTCCGGGGTGATCGCCGCCACCAATGCGCCGGCGGACCGGGCGTTGTGGGTGTGGGACGGGACGCTGGCGGGCGGGCCGCGGACGCTGCTGGCCACCGCGACCGCGCTGTACTCGATCTCGGGGGACACGTTCACCAACCTGGGCGGCTACACAGGGATGGCGGCCGGGCCGAACCGCACGACGGTCCGCAACGGCGTGATGTACCTGCCCGGGCAGGCGGTCAAGTACGACGGGACCGCGTACGCGGCGTCCGGGATCCCCAGCCAGGCGCACTGGACGACAGTGAGCAACCGGCTGGTCGGCGCGACCGGGGACACGCTGGTCTTCTCGGACTACAAGGATCCGCTGGCGTTCGCGGCCACCGATTTCTGGAAGCTGCCGGGCGGCGCGAACACGCTCGGGCTGGCCACGCTGCGTGACAGCGCGATGTGGTTCACCGACCAGGGCACGTTCGTCGTGTCCAACATGGCGCTGAACCTGACCGACCCGGACGGCAATGTCCAGCAGCGACTGGACCTGTATTCCCCGGATCTGGTGTTGTGGGGCAGCCCGGGCACGGCCGGAGTGGCCGGTTACGCGGGCGGGCTGATCGTCCCGGCCCGCGACGGGGTGTGGCTGGTGCGGCTGGGCGCGATCGGCGAGGTCCCGCCGCTGCAGTTGCTCTCAGAGCCGCTGGCCGAGCAGTACCGCGACGGGGCGACCAGCGGGCTGCGGCCGGGGCAGGCCGTCGTGTTCCGCGGCCATTACCTGCTGCCGCTGCTGGACTCGACCGAGGTCTCACCGCTGGGTGAGGTGGCCACGGTGCTGGTCTGCCGGCTGGATCGGCGCGCGCGGCCGTGGACGGAGTTTGCCGGCTGGGGCGCCCCGGCGGCGCTGGCCGCAAGCCGGGACGGGGGCCGGCTGCTGGGCGGCATGCCGCTCTACCTGGGCGCCACGAGTCTCGGCGTGCTGGGATATTTCGACGGGTTTCCCGACGCGGCCGACGGCGACGGGTCCCCGATCGAGTTCATGCTGACCACCCGCGACTACCGGACCGGGTCGCTGAATCAGAACACGGTGACCAGCGTCCGGCTCGGCTACCGGCTCGACAGCGACGGGGATGCCGTGGTGTCGGGGTTCTGTACGCGCGCGGAGAGCGACACGATCACGCACTTGACGCCTGCCGCGCCGGCCACCGGCGGGGACTTCTCCACGCACTCGTGGCCGGTGAACGCGCGCACTCGGGCGATGCACTTCGATTTCGAGGTGACCGTGCCCGAGGTGACCGGGCCCGGCGAGTCCACCAAGGCGAGCATCCAGTCGGTCGAGATGTTCGTCCGCCAGCAGGGCCGGGCGTAGGCCGTCCGCCAGTAGGGGCACACTCTCAGCCGTGGCGAAGAAGCCGAGCCCGTGGGTCACGATCAACCACGCGCAATGGAACATTCCGGCGTTCGTGAAGCTGACCGGCAAGGTCCCGCAGGGCTTCAAGCCCTACAACCCGCAGGTCCCGCCCGGCTACTACGACCCGGCACTCGACTACCAGAAGGCCGCCGCTAACCGCGGCTACCTGCAGACCCAGGGCGACACCACGCTGGCCAACACACGGGCGCTGGAGGACTACAACACCGGCATCGGGCAGCTCGATCTCGCCGAGCGCCAGTACGACGAGACCTATAACCGCAACGTCGGGCTGCTGACTCGCCGCTACGAGAATCTCGGGGTCGCGCAGGGCGAGCGCCAGAACGCGTACGGCGTTGTGCCCGGCGGCGGCGCCGCGTTGCAGTCCGCGGCCAAGCGTGCCGCCAATCAGGCGGTCGAGCAGGGCGGGCTGGATCTGGCCCGCAGCCAGTTCCGGGAGGGCATCGAGGGGCCCGCCGGGCATCCCGAGCTCGGACAGCGCGGCGCGCTCTCAACTGCGTATGGCCGCGGCGTGGATGACCGGACGCTCGCGCTCACCCGTGCCGGCAAGGAGAACGCGTTCTATGGGCAGGCGATCGAGAAGCAGAAGGCCTACCAGAACCAGCAGCTCGCCAACCCGTGGGTCGCGCCGCCGAAACCGGCGAACGAGCGGACTCTGCCGGGCGGCCAGCATGTCCGGACGGTCACGGCGGGCGGCTACCGCTACACCTACGACAAGACCGGCAAGATCATCTCCAAGAAACGGGTCTGAGCGATGGCCGTCCCCAAGCGCTACAAGGAATACGCTCAGGAACTCGGCCTCGTCCGCTACGGCCCGGAGATCGGCGCGCTGACCGCGCTCCTCAAGCAGGCCGAGACGACCCGCAAGCACAGCGTGGCGGGCGCCCGAACCGGGATGCTGACCATCCAGAACGCCGCCGATCTCGCCCGCCCGGAGATCCGCAACGTCTATGGAGGCGCGGCCAAGACCGCGACCGCGCTGAACGCGGTCACCGACCCGGCGCTCGCCGCGCTCCCGGCCGACAGCCCCTTGCGGGCCGCGCAGGCGATCGAGCAGCAGACCACGAAGGACATCCTGGCCCGCGAGAAGGCGGCCGCGCTGACCGATCTCAGTAACGACCGGATCGGTGCCGCCGCCGGGTTCGCGGGCGCGCGCCGGCAGGCGTGGGACGCGTTCCGGGATACGCAGAGCACGGTCGGTGCGCGCGGCCTGGACATCAAGCGCGAACTCGGGGCGTACATCGCGTCCCAAATATCCGACCAGGTCAGCTCGGCGGCCGAGGCCAAGGCCGCGGCGGACAAGCTCACGGCGCAGTTGACCACTTCGCGCGGCAACGCGTGGATCGCCGCGGGCATCGACCCGTCGACCGGCCAGCCGATTCCGGGCGGCCGGCTGGACCCGGACGCGCCGGCCAAGCAGCCCAAGCCACGCAAGGTGACGGGCGCTGACCGGACGGCGGCATCGCAGTTCGCGAAGGCGCGCGGCTGGATCAATCGGCTCGACAATGCGAAGGCGCGCGCCAAGGTGGCCGATCCCAAGGCGCGACGGCACAACATCGCCGAACTGCTGCTGCTGGGCGACAAGGCGTCGGGCATCCCGACGATCCCGGAGACGATCCTCTCCGCCGCGCTGGACATGCATTTCGACAAGGCGCTCAGCCGCGTCACCGTCGGCAAGCTGCACGGGCAGGGCTACAAGGTGAAGTACCTGCCGGGCGCGGTCACCAACGCCCAAGTCGGCCAGCATCCGAATCTGACGCCCGAGCAGTTGGCTGAGCAGCGCGCCGCCGGACAGCCGGATTGGGTGCGCAAGCTGTTCGCGGCGCTCGGGGCCATCGGGTAGGTCGATGCCCGCCGTCGGGCAGACGACCGGGCATCCGTACACGGTCCGCACACCCCGGCGCCGCAAGCGCGAGTCGCTGTCGCCGCGGCGATCGGTGGTGCAGCCCAACCCGGATCAGCGCGTCCAGCTCACCCCGGCCCAGCAGCAGTATGTCGCCCGTTACACGGCCGACGTGATCCGCGAGGCGCGTCGGCAGGCGATCATCCATCACCGCCAGCGGCTGGTCCGCCAGATCGTGACCGGCGGCACCGGGGTGCCATCGATCAACCCGCCGCGATTGCGTACACCCTCCAACGCGCGCATCCAGCCGGGACAGGTACGCGGCCCTGACCTGCGCGAGCTCCAGGTACGCGCCCGTAAGCAGCGCGCCGCCCGTCTCGCGCCGGGGCTCGCCGTGCTCGAGACGCTGGCACGGCCGCTTCATGCCGTGGCGGGCGAGACGCTGAGCGACATCCAGCGCGGCGGGCCGAGCGAAGTGTTCGCCGTCCACGCGCCCGGCAGCCCGGCGGCGAAGGCGCGCCAGCGCGCACTCGGCCGCGGGATCGCCGGCAAGGACAAATACACGTTCTCTGATGTACTCGCCGCCGCCGGCGTCAAGAACAAGTGGGCGCGCGGGCTCGGCGGATTCGGGCTCGATTTCGTCTTTGACCCGGTGAACTTCGCCAATCTCGGCCAGGGCAGCCTGCTGCGCGCCGGGCTGGGCAAGACCGCGAGGGTCACCGGCGCCGCCAAGGCCGCCGAGCGAGCGCGCGGCACACTCCCGATCCGGCTCGCGCAACAGGTCAACCCGAACATCCGCCCGCACGGCGTGACCCCGGAGGCGTTCCAGGACGTGCGGGACGCGATGCGCCGCGGTCGCGCAATCGCCGCGACCGGGGAGCGCCGGGTCCGCAATGCCGCGCAAGGCATCGCCCGCATCCTGCCGGGCGACCAACATCCGCGCATCACCGACGCGCTTGAGGCGCGTTCCACGGAACTCCTGAACCCGGATGAGCGGCGCGCCGCAGGCTTCTTGCGAGGCGAGTACGACGCCATGCACGGCGCCGAGCACGCCGAGGGGCTAGTCGGCGCGAAGTTCCCCGAATTCGGCTACAGCCCACGCAGGCCTCTATCTGAACTCGAACGTGAGGGAAGCCGCCGGCGGATGGGCGGAGCGCAGCTCGCATCATCCAAAGCGCGCACCAACCGCCGCCCGTACGCCGAGTTCCGAGGCGGCGAGGATGACATCTACACCGAGAATGCGGCGCTCGCCTATTACCTGCGCGGGCGTGACTCAGCGGTCAAGCTCGGCCGCAACCAAGTCATCCAGGCGCTGCACCGCAACGGCCGCGTCTGGCATCCCGGGGTCATCCCCAACCCCGGCGAGGAGCTCTACAAGTTCGCTCCGCGCCAGATGCCGATCAAGGTCGAGGGCGACGAACTCAAGAGCCTGCTCGCCGGCGGCGCGCCACCCGGACGCAACGAGTACCGGCTGCTGCACCCGAACCTCGTCAAGGTGGCCAACCAGGGCGTGCCGCAGCGGCTCGAGGGGCTCGATGACGTCTTCAAGACCTGGGACCGCGCGCAGGGCAAGGTCAAGACGATCCTCACCGTCCCCAACCCGCAGTACCACCTGACCAACCTCTACGGCGATCTGTTCAACGCCTACCACGGCTCCAACGTGTTCAGTCTCGCCCGCAGTCTCGGCGTCAGCGCGCGCGTGCTGACAGCCAAGGCCAAGCGGGAGGCGGCACTCAAGACGCTCGACCGGCAGATCGACCCGGGTGGGAAGGGCATCAAGATCGGCGGTCAGCGCGTCCCGGTCTCCGATCTGCTGGCGGAGGCCGAGCGCCACGGCGCGATCGGCCAGGGATTCATCGGCCGCGATCTCGCCGACGTGCTCGACGCGCAGGGCAAGGAGGCGGCAGAGAAGGTCGGGCGCGGCAAGGCCACCAAGCGGCTCGGGGAGACCGGCCGAAGGATCGGGACCGGCCGCGTGACCGGCAAGCTCGCGCACCCGATCGACACGATCCGCGACATCAGCCAGTACCGCGAGGACGGCGTCCGGCTGATGACCTATATCGCCGCTCGCCGCCGCGGCCTGACGCCCGATCAGGCCGGCGCATGGGTGGCCCGCCACCACTTCGACTATGCCGACCTGACCACGTTTGAGCGGACCGTACTGCGGCGGATCTTCCCGTTCTACACGTTCACCGCCCGCAACACGCCGCTGCAGATCCGGACGCTGCTGGAGAAGCCGCGCAAGTTCGCCAACCTCGAGCTCGCGCGCGAAGAGGCGCAGAAGTCCTCCCAGACCCCGGAGGGCTACGAGCGCAACCTGCGGCTGTTTGAGCAGCAGGGGCTGCCGATCCCGGTGCCCGGCACGGGCCAACTGCTCTACCCGAAGCTGCCGGCGATGGATCTCTCCCGGCTGACGGTCCGCGACCAGGGCAACTACCTGATGTCGATGCTCACGCCGCTGATCAAGGCGCCGGTCGAACTCAGCCAGAACTACAACTTCTTCTTCCGGGCGCCGATCGACGAGCTGCTCAACCATCCCGGCCCGCACGGCGAGACGGTCCGCACGCTCAAGCCCGCGCCCGGCTGGCTGATCAACGCGGTCCGCAAGATCCCCGGCGGACAAGGCGACGCGATCCTGCGTGACCTGCACATCCGCCAATACACCGACAAGACCACCGGCAAACGAGTCTGGGGCTGGCCGGCCAAACTGGACTATCTGCTCAAGCAAACGCCGGCATCGGGCGTGGCGCTGCAACTCGGGACCGGGTTGCCGACCTCGCGCGGGCAGACCACCGGGCAGAAGCTGTTCGGTTACGCCACCGGCTTGAAGGTCGCGCCGTTCTCCACGCCACAGATCCAGCAGCAGCGCTGGCAGACGACCTACAACTACCTCCAGGCCAAGGCGACGCAGATGCGCCACGACGGCGACGCCTACCGCGCGGACGGATCGCGGACCCGGGCCTATCAGCGGGTTCTCGACCAGACGCGCACCGTGGAGAAGCAGCTCGGCATCCGGACCGGCAGCAAGCGGCCGTCGTACCTGAGCCCGGGCGCGTCGGAGATCCTGAAGTCGATGCAGGGATCGGCCGGCCCGAGCCTGTCACCAGGGGCTCAGACCATCCTCGAAACGCTCGGTCGCTGATTCGCGCAGCATCCGGCGTTCGCGCCGCAACCACACGAAGTGCTGCACCAGCTCGACAGTGCCGACGACCACCGCGCCGACGATCGCCAGCAGGACGGCGATGCCGTACAGCAGGCCGAGGTTGTCGAGCAGATTGACGAGCGAGTCGAGCACTGTGAACCCTCCGGGATAAGTGGACGCCAACCATACCCGCACCCGTCCGCCCCGGCGCGCATCATGCCCCGCATGGCCACCACCGCGCCGGCGCGCGCACGACATCGGTCACCGTCCCGCCCGCCCCTGACCGGTCTGCCCGACTTCCGCCGGCTGACCGCGTACGCCTACGTCAACGCCAGCACCGCCGCGTCGGCTTCAGCACCTTGGCCGCGACGCACGCGCTAGGCATCCCGCCAGAGCTCCAAGGCGCGCCGCCACAACTCGCGCGGATCGATGTCCAGATCGCGCGCGTAGGCGGCCACCATCGCGTCCACGTCGATCTCGCGCTTGGTCCCGGTCTCAAAGCGCGTGACCGTCGACTGATCGACGTAACGCTCGGCAGCGATCTGCGAAGTGAGACGCCCCGCGCTTTCCCGGGCCTCCCGGCAGGCGATCGCGATCCAGAACAGCATGCGGTCACCGTCGGGCAGCATCGGCGCAATTTACGGACGCCAACATTGGCGCGAGCGCATTCACGACCGTGCGCTCGTTGCATTGCAATGCCAATGGCTGCCGTGTAATGCTGTGACGACTCAAATGCTGCTAGGGGTCGCGCCCGAAGGGCTATGAGCGCATGGTGTGCAGCCGTAGAGCCACAGCGAACGCATCGCCGCCGGCCAGCCCGGTGTCGTCCAGCAGCCCGAAAGCGAGCACCCGTGTCGCGTCGCTGAGCGGTGGCGAAACCGGGCGCGCGCAACAACTTCCCGGACTTTGCGGGAAATCGTCGATACGCCGGTCAGCGTGGCGCGGGATGATGAGACTCCCGCGAAAGCCGAAGCGGAGAGGCAGCCGATGCCCGGGCCACTAGTCCGGTCTTGCCGCAGGCCCCAGGTTCCAATCCGAACTCGCCGATATGGGGGCGAGACGCCGTGTGGACGGCAGGGCAGACGGCGTAGACCGCCTCTCCGCTTCACGTCATTCTAGGCAAAGATTGCCGACAGTTACCGCGCATTGCAAGTCGCAGATCGCAAATTGGCCACATGTTCTGGCACCGACTCCGCGCGTCTGGGCGATTCACGGACAACCAGCGTGACGCGCCGCGCAAGTTCGGCCAACCACCGCGCGCAGCGTTAGCCGCCGCGGCACCGTCCGCGTGAGCATCGACACTTCGCGTCGTGGCCAGTTGGCAGACGCTCGCCCAGCGCGCGGCCCGGCAGGCCGGCGTGGACCCAAACATCTTCGTCCGGCTCGTCCGCCAAGAATCCGGCGGCCGCCCCGGCGCGATCAGCCCCGCCGGCGCGATCGGCTACACGCAACTGATGCCCGGCACCGCCCGCGGACTCGGCGTCAACCCCCGCGACCCGTGGCAGAACATGCTCGGCGGCGCCCGCTACCTACGCCAGCAACTGAACACGTTCGGCAACTACTCCGACGCGCTCAGGGCCTACAACGCCGGCCCCGGCGCGGTCAAGCAGTCGCACGGGTACGCCGAGACCAACGCGTACGTCCACGCCATCCTCGGCGGCAGAAGCCCGGGGACTACCTCGTCACCCGCACCGGGTAGCACCCCCGCGAGCGGGGCCGGCGGACCAACCGCCGCCGGCCCCGACTCCACCGGGGCCGACGTCTCGGCACTGCTCTCGCTTTTGACCCAGAGCCCCAAGAGCCCGCCGAGCTCGGCCACGCTCCCCACCCCCAGCTTCACCGCCGGACCGGTGATGCCGTCCGGCTACCAGGCCCCGGTCTCCAGCGAACCGGCGCAGGCCAAGCCCGACATCAACCAACTGCTCGCGCTCGTCCGCACCCAGGGCGGCGACCAGCTCAGCGGCGGATCCGGCCAGATGACCGGCGGTGGCGGTAGCGGCGGCGGCACGACCACCACCGGCACGACCACCACCGGCGGCGGCGGCAAAGTCACGGTCGCATCGGGCGCCAACCGCGCCGGCGTCAACATCAACCCGGCCGTCACCAACTTCGTCAGCCGCGTCGCCGGCCTCTACGGCTCGCCGCTGACCATCGGCACCGGCACCAACCACTCCCGGCTGACCATCAACGGCACCGTCTCAGACCACTGGTCAGGCAACGGCGCCGACATCCCCTTGACTGGCCGCTCGCTCATCCGCGCCGGCCAGGACGCCCTGATCGCCGCCGGCATGCCCGCCGCCCAGGCCCGCAAACAGACCGGCGGCGGCTTCAACATCGGCGGCTGGCAAGTCATCTTCAACACCGACGCGCCCGGCTGGGGCAACCACACCACGCATCTGCACATCGGCCGGCGCACCCGCTGACCGCAACATCCACCACCCAGTTCGGCGGCACCTACTAGGATCCACCACGCGCCCGGCCACAAAGCCGGAGCGCGCCCCCGGCCCCGACTCACGCCAGGACCGAGGGCATCGCTCAGGACCGGCTACGGGCGACGAACCAGACCGTCACCACGTAGACGGTGAGAGCGATCAGGATGCCGCGCATCCTGACCTCCCTCGTTTCGCCCGACGGCCGATTCCGCCGGGCGAGCGGGACTCTAGAGCCGGGCGAACCCGAACAGACCTAGTCGCCCGCGACCCGGCCGACCCGACGCCCGACTAACCAACCGGTAAGCCGGTCGGCACGCGTTGCCACGCCTCTCCACTCATTGACGCATCAACGCCACGGGCCCCAGACGGTAGTCCGGGGCCCGTGGTTGGCTTCCGACTTGGATGAAGAAAACCGCGCTCAAGGATACTCCCGCCGGCGGCCTCCGAATGAGATGCCCGTCCTGCGGACAGACCCCGGGCGCCCCGTGCCGCGACCCGTCCGGCCGGATCCTCGACCATCTGCACAAGCGTCGGCGCAAGGCCGCACGCTATGCGGTCGGTCAGGCGCCGCGGGATGACACTCGAACACGCACGCGGAATCAGCCCAGCGCGACCGGGTCCGCCTCTGCTCGGGGTGCGTCGCGGCCCGCGACGCCCACCGACCATCCCGTCTGGAGAACCCT